TCCAACGAGGACGGTGTTTGCGGGTGCATACGGGTCACGGTATACCATGTAACGGCCACTCAGCGTGCCGATTTTTTCGATACCCATGTTGTATTTGTCCTGTTCGGGAGCGGCATTGCTGACGTGGAAATATTCCAAGTCATCGAATACTGCACTTACTTCAGGGGATACAACTACCCAAGATGCGCCACCACGGAGGGTTGCTTTATGAATTTGTGCTGAAATCTGGTTGATCTTGGTGATCAGGGTCTGATTCCAGTCCTTTTGCGTACCGTAGTACGTGTTGCTCTGCCTGCGGAGTCCGTTGTAGTCCCAACGAGCCGTCCAAGCAGCACCACGCCTCAAGTCACGGAGGATTTCACGGTCGATTTCAGCAGCCATCTGTTCTGACAGCAAAGCGGTCAGTTCGGCTTCTGCATCGATGTTATGGAATGCACTGACGTCCTGTGCAAGTTCGGGAGTCCACATAGCACGCATTTTACGTGTTTCAACAGACACAGTCACCTGGTCGAGAACGAAAGTAACTTCAGCCATACGGCTGTCTTCTTCAAGGTCGCTGTAAACCCTGTAGGTCACAACAAAGGTCGGAGTGGTTGATGCGCTCAATGCTTGATAACCGTTTGTTCCGGCGTATTGAACGTCAGCGATCAAAACGATTTGTCCGGCAGCATTAACGATAGCCTGTCCGTATTTTTGAACCTTTATGTTGAAAGGAATAGCGTCACCAGCAACGATGTTCTGTTCGGTGAAACCAGCGGGAGCAACAAGGTCAACACTGGCAACAACTTTCAAACCTGCGAGGAAAGTTTCAGTGTCCATAGGAACACCTGCAGGACCGATAAGTTTGCCCTGTGAATCGGTAGCGAAGCCACCAACAGTCAGGGTAATGAACTTGTCAGTTCCAATTACAAACGTTGCAGCAGTTGTCGAACCAGTCACAACAGTGATTTGGCCTCTTGAACGGTCGAACAGTGATTCACCTTCTTCATTGTATTTGGTTGCGTAAAACGCATCGTACAACGAACGGGTTTCAAACTGTGTTGGAGTTGCGTTAGTCGCAGCATTTTCATACGCACCGTTAGGCGATGTATGCATACCCCATGAGCCGTCGGTTGCAGTTTCAGGAGCGGTCGAAACCTGGTCTACCCTGTAACTTGCCTTCGGATTGATGTAATATAACTTACCGATGGGTAAGTTCAGTGCCTGCACAGACACGATGTCATTCGCCAGTAATTTAGCGAAGACCCTGCGGATTACAGGAAATGCAACGGTTTCAAATTGTCCACTTGCCGCCGAATCGGTTGATTCGTTGATCATATAGGACAACTGATTTTCGAAAAGTTGTGCACAGTTCTCTTTCACGTTGCCTTCCAAACCTTCCAACAGGCCGATTTTCTGCCATCTGTTGGTAGTGATTTCCCTTTGTTCACGGAGTTGTTTTAATCCAATATTGCCAACTTCCGCACTTTCTGTTAAAAATCCCATTGTATGAGTGTTTTAAGATTTACAAATTATTTTTTTTGTCCCCACGTTCCACGTATTCCATGAGCCTCTTGATTCTCTTGATGTGCTCATCGTTTTCGTAAACGGTTTTCTCCACCACTTCGTCGAGTTTCTGTTTGGAGGACGGTTGGATTGAAGTCGCAGCCTTCCTTTCGACAGTCTCAGTGATCGTCTTTTTGCCTTTCTTCATTTCTGTCAGAACGGCCTTGTACTTGTTCTGCGATTCGACGATGGTGCTGATTTTCTTGAACTCGTTGATTATCTTGACTTTATCGTCCTGAGTCAATGCCAATTCTTCATTCACCAAAAGGTTGTTCACGTGAGCAAGATTGGTGTTGAATATTGCCATCTCTTTCAATTGGTTACGATACTTGCCAAGTGCAGTTTTGTACCCTTCAACCAGTGTTGCCACCGATTCCTTGTACTTCCTGATCTCGTTCAATTTTTTTGTGAGTTTTTTATTCTCCTCGATCAATCCGTTGAGTTTCTTACTTTCTTCGACGCCATAGGGTCTCCTTCTGCTTAACTGCTGCGGACTGACATAATCGTTTCCTGGGATCGTGGCTAATTTGCCCTTATTTGCCGAATGCGATATGCCCAATTGTTCATCAACTGGTTTCTCTGCACCCAACACTGCCCTGACATCGTCATCAGTAATGCCTTCATCACCAACTTCATCAATCATGGACTGCGTAGGACCACCATTTTCCCTGCCGGGAATACTTTGCTTGCCACCTTGGTTCTTCTGTTCGCTGAAATTCGTGACATCATCACGGGTATTCATGCCTTCAGGAGGTGTTCCGTCGGGTTCGCCAGCCTTTCCCATATTTTGTATTAATTCATCAATTCTGTTTCTTGTGTCGAGAAGTGCCTTTTTAAAAGGATCGCCTTCCTGACCTGTGGGTTCGCCTTGTGTGTCAGTGCCCGGAATTTTCGGACCTGGTAAGCCACCCATATCACTGAGTTCTTCACCCAGGTTTTCCATTGAAGCAATTTCTCCTTCGATTTGTTCCATTGTGAGGATTTCATCATCCTCATCTGCATTTTCCAATGCAGTTCCGACACTACCCGTGTCGAGTCCAGTTATGTCAAATTCTTCTTTCAAGTTCGAGATTGGTTTGCCGGATTCCGGTTTCACCTTTTCAGTAAACACTTTGCCTTTTTCAGGATCACCCGATTTTCCCAAATTTGGGGTATCGGATTCGACGTCACCAACGAAGTCTTTTTCACGTTCCTCTTCAATTTTCTGCGCTTTCTTTGCTTTTTCTTTGAAGGGATCGCCATCACCAACGGTATCGGTAATTTTTACGTCTTCTTCCACCTGTGCAACCGCTTTCGGCTTTTTATCGAAAGGTTTGCCAACCATGTTTTCTTTTACGGCTTGTTTAGCCTCTTTTCCTTGAGTTTTCATAACTGTCTCTTTGTTTTGTTCAGTGTTATCCTTATCGGATTCTTTTGCCTCGTCCAATTTCCTGTAGGACTCTTTCGCTGATTTGTTTTTATTTTGTAATTCTTCTTTCAGAAGGTTATTGAAATTGTCGGGGAATTCCTCCGCCAACTTGTTTTTAGCATTAGCCTTTGCAGCCTCCATGATTTCGTTATAATCAGTCAAGGCTTCCTTCAGTATCGATTTTTTGTCGTTTGCCATATCCTTAAATCTCGTATCTAATGCGATAATTTTTATATAAATACATAGTCATTATGAAAAAGTATTATTTTACTTAAAATTCTTGTTCATAAGGATCATCTAATGTACATTTACTACACGTTTTATAAGAGAAATCTGTCAATAGCGTTCACGATCTTCTTCTCGTCTTCATTGAGATACAGACCGTTCTTCTTCACATAATTCTCGCCAAATCCAACGCTGTTTTGTTTTTCAGGGAAAAGATATGCGCCTGGTGTACTTGGTGTTGCCACAAGGTCGAAACCGATCAATTCAAAATCGCCTTGAACAAGGTTTTCACCGTTGATCTCTTTCAACGTTCCAACACCACGGGATGAAATCCCCAATTTGATCTTGTTTTGTAGATAGAGGACAATTTTGTCGCCAATAACCGAGCAGACACCAAATTTGATATATCCCGGCGATACGATTATCTTCAATTGGCCATATAGGACGTTCTCCTGCTCACCCTTTCCCCACCACATCTTTGTGATCATATGAGAAAGATTTGCAAGGGAAATTATTGATGAATCAGGATGGTCAGCCTCTGACACAGCACTGTTATTTTCAATCTGCTCACGGTATGCCTCGACTTGGGGAATGAGGACATCCCTTGGATAAATCCTGCCGTTCTTGTTTTTAACTCCCCATTTTTGCAGTATGCAGTTGATTAAAACGGGTTCGTTCGGTTTCAATTCGAAATTTTCGTTGAGTATGTCCTTGGTAATATTATCATTGACATATCCGGCATCATGCTCGATCAATATTCCGAACCCGGTATCACCCGGTTGTAGTATCTTACTCATAATAAACCATCTTTTATATAAATAGTTGGGATAATCGTTTTTCGTTTATTATAAATAGTCTGAAACTCTCATTTTTCATTTTTCACACCAGGGTATTTATAGGTATAATTCAAATCAATGGCGAGTAACGTAATAATGATCGACCCCAACAGTGCGAACATTAACAACAATATGGTTAATGCGATTCCACAATACCAAGACATGTTTATATATGCTGAATTGCTTGCAACAAGCAGAGGCAGAACGGTTATTGTGAATGGGACTGAGGAGAAGACAGGACTTGAAGAGACAATAAAAGTTAATTTCATGGGTGTCGATCAAAACAAAGGTGTTATAGACCCGACGACAAATGAATTCATGGGTAATCCTAACTATTTGAATTTCACCACGAATTACTATGACGGCAGCACAGGTGAAAATCAGAACTTTGAAAGTTTTGGAATAAGTAGCATCAAGATAACCATCAATTCATCTTTCGTACCGCAAGTCAATATACAATTTGTCGACATCAGAGGTTTGTCTTTCTTCAATCAGGAGAAATCGCCATACAGGATATTATTTAACTTTCCTCCTCCTATATTTGATTTAACCGTTAAGGGTTATTATGGCAAGGCATTGAGATACAAACTACACTTAGTAAAATACACTTCTGAATTTCAGGCTAATTCTGGAAATTTCGTGATCGATGCGAATTTTATTGCGATAACATACGCACCGTTGACGGACATACCTTTCAGATATGCAATCAATGTGCCGCTGATCGACAACAACGAATCCTTGAGTTCACTCAAAACCAACCCGCCGGGAAACACGTTCGAACTCATATTGAAATTACAGGATTTATACACCACTACGCAGGATCAGGTTAATAACAGCAACGAGGTAAAGGAATACGAACTCAACAAGGTGAAGATTGAAAAAATCGAAGATGCTATTGTTGCATTGAGGGATTATAAGGATGTGTTCACGGAATTCAAAAATCTTGTCATGCAAAAGGTAACTCCGGACGAAACCACAAAGAAACCATTTTTCACCAATACAAATCTGACAGAATACAATGAAATAATAAGAAGCCTCCATGCGGACGGGTATCCATCCGAAATGGAAACAAAGTTGGTGCTTCTCATCTACCCATCGAATAATCCCGATAACTTAGAAATTGCCAAAACCACGTTCGGCAAAATAAAATCACGCTTGGTTAACACTTTCACAAGCGGCGACATTGGGTTGACCGAATCAATTGGAGAGGGTGACGTTACCGATCCAGCCATCAAGAATTTGGATGATGATAAAGTATCTATGTATATTGATGTTACCAAGTATTACCTGAAGTTAAACAAGAACCTCTCAGCACTCAAACAAAACATGGATGTGTTGTCTCAAACAATAACTTCTGAAATTAACAACACTGTTTTTGAAAAATTGGGAATGCAGCCGACCATTTATAATGTATTCAAAATCATCTGCGATGATGTCGACACGTTTTTTAATAAAATGTATAGTGTGGCGAAGGATGCGGAAGATCATCACAACAGTGCCGACGTTAAAAAGATGATTGTGAACCACGGGAATTACAGCGACGTAGGAAAGGGAAAAACGGACAGTCACTTGTTTTCATTTCCCCTTGTGATCAATAGGATAGAGAGTTGCGGAGCGAAACGGGAGGAAAGGGTTGCACCCATCGAGATAAGTAAGAAATGCACAAAACCATTTCCGGAGATAACATTCGTGGAGGGTTTTGTTAAAAGTTTCTTCACCCAGGCTCAACTTGAATATCAAAACATGTTGCGAGGCGAGAAGAATGCAGACGGCAGTAATATTTGGCTTCCGATATCACCAATAGATGCTGAGATCATCAGCGATTCGGCAAGTCCATACATGTACAAGAACAACATGAACGAGATTCTTCAAGTCGTCATGCAAAGATTTTACATGATATCACAATATGTGATCCCAACTCTTTTCTATAGTAACAACGCCGACGGTAAATTATACCTCGACCTTTATGCGGAATCAGAAGCAGTCAATCTCGTATCATCGTTGGGTACGATGAAAGAGGTGAATCTTGGTGAGAATCTGAAAGGCAAGACGGTGAAGAATCTGTCAAATTCATATTTTACTAATGTTCAGAATTTCTATAACGACTTAGCAAACCTTCCGGAATATAATTTTTCAGAGCAATTTATCCCGGTCGATACGAGACATTCCGCATACACCGACAAATACAATCCCAATTTTGAGGGTGTCATGATTCTCGATGAAGACACATCCATTGAAAAACAAGTCATAAAAGAAGACAGTGTTGGTCCGGTGGGAAAGTTCTTGAAAGAAGCCAAAGACAGGCAATATAAAAAAGATTCAACAAAATATTATGATTTTACCCAAGACAATCTTGAATATCTTATTGACCGTAAAACAAGCAGAAGAAGGGGTGATTTAACTGGAATTGAAGAAGAAACCACGGGAACGGATGTGGATACCAGATTTTTACAACAGAACTTTAGTGATATTTATTTTAGGAATGCGGAAACCGACCTATCAAAAATTACGAGCAACACAGACCTTTCAAAATATCTGTGGGTTGGAGATTATCCGGTTGCTACCGAAGTAAGGGTAAACGCACTTAAATGGTTTACAGATATTGTCGAATTATGGAAATATTATATCAGGAACTATGGTAAATCTATTGAAGATACGCTTTTTAGTTTACAAAATGATGCGGAGAAAATAATAACTGCTGTGGTTTTATTGTCCAATTTTGGCAATGCGATGAGTCCATTTAATATACATCAAAAAAATCTCAACGGATTTGTGTTCTCGAAACCGGGAATTATTGAAATACCTAATTTCATGGCATTGTATATGGGAGCGGTAATTTATGCTAAAATAAATGAATTCGATACAGATATTCTCAATTATTTTCAAACCGGAGAAGGAAAAATCATTTCGAACAGAGGTGCACTAATAATTGCAGATATGGCAGATTGTGACAAGTACCTTTCAGAAAATGATAAAACTGAATTCAGACAGTATTTCGAAATGTTCTACAACGAATTTGATGGTTATGTGGCAAAAGTCAATGAAATGTATTCCATATATGTCAAAGATAAAAAAGAAAAAACGTTAAATAAACTCTTAGATAAATCGGAAAGGGGTAATGAAGGAAATTATTTTATTGATATCATTGAACCATTAATCAAAAGAATCAATCTTGCTGTCCACAGTCAACTCACTTTCAAGATGAGTACGGAATACCTTCCGCATTATTCGTCAATTAAAGCATTGAACGAATCCACGATGAAAACAGCAAACGACAGTTTTTTCAGACAGTTCTTCAAAAAAGTGTATAATGAAATAGGTGATGTCGAAGAAAAAACGAAAAAGGAGGAGGCCGAAAACGAAAAGAAAAGGGGTGATAAGGATATTGTAACCCAAACATATTATTCATTCAAGAACATCAACGATAAATGGGTTAACATCCCAACGAAAACAACGTCAAACGGTGGCACATACGGATACCCTTTCAACCGGGAAGGAAAAAGCCTGATCGATTCATTCGTCTTCGTTGATAGAGCAATGAACCCGATCGGCGACACTATGATCAATGCGGAGATACTCATGGAGATGTTTGACGATCCGAATATCAGTGTGTTCAGTGTCCTTTCACAACTGCTCTCGTTAAACGGATTCGAGTTCTTTCCGCTACAGAATTTCATGATAAACCAATACACTCCCACCGGAAATGATTCAAATACAAAAAAAGATTCCGGCTATAATGAATGGGAGGAGTCTTTCAAGATTGACACGAGCGGCATTGTCAGCGACCGGGCAACTTTTGTCTGTATGTATATCGGCGGGACTTCGAGTTATCCGACACATAACGGTAACGATTTCGAGGACGATGGCATTGAAAGCCTTGAATCGACGGATGCGGGGGATTTTCATTCCTCCGATTGTTCAGAGCCTAAAACTGATTACGACAATCAGGAAAGTAATAACAAGGATTTTCCTTACAGACAAGTCAAGGCATTTAAAGTCCGATTCGGGGAACAAAATCAGTCCATGTTCACTAACATAAAAATTGATAGTAAGGAATATCCGGAAACCAACGAATCAATTCAAATCCTGTCAAGACTTGCAGGCGATAACAAGCAACAAGCACCAATCCCGAAAGGGCAAAACCTTTATAACCTTTATGAGAACAGGTCTTACAAGGCAACCATAGAAGGTTTGGGAAATGTTATGATACAACCGACACAATATTTCCAATTGGAGAATGTTCCAATGTTCAATGGGGCATATGTAATTCTTAGTGTTGAGCACAACATCGTCCCCAATAAAATGACAACTTCCTTTTCAGGAACAAAAATATTGAAATTTCCCGTCCCAAGGGTTTTGGAATCATCGGCTTTGATGGGTTACGATTTCGGATACTCGAACGCAACCGGACGTGGTGCTATGAGTGCGGGTGACGTTGTCGCTACGGCACAGGCGATAACAATGTCGCAAGCAAGGTTGAACGATCTGAATTCTGTTTATGGAATCGACATCTCTCATTGGCAGGGAAACATTAATTGGAATAAATTAATAGTGGCCGATAATCCAGAGGATTTCCCAGTACCCAAGTTTGTTGTAATAAAAGCCACTCAAGGAACGGAAGGTTTGGATGAAATGAGGATGAAACACGCCAAGGGTGCGAAAAGCGTCGGACTTAAAATCAGTTATTACCATTTTGCAAGACCATACACGGGCACGGAAGTGGAAACTGATGCGAAAAACCAAGCAGCGCATTTCTTAAAGGAAGTAAAAAAATTGGCGGATGCTGGATACAAACCATCGCTCCCGCTTGGATTGGACTTCGAGGACAATCCCGCCTATAATCAAGAATGGGGAGCAAACAAAACTAACAACGACTTGTGGATTAACACTTTCATTAGTGAGTTGAAAAAAGCGAAATATGAGGCATTTCTTTACGGGGGTAGTGTTATCAGGGAAAGAACAAGTGGTAATTTTTCCGTTCCATTGTGGTATTCACGTTATCTATCCAATCCTGAAATAAGCAAACCCACCGTTCCAATTAAAGGATGGAAGGATTGGACGGTATGGCAGTTCAGTGCAGGTGGTAGATTCAATGGAAACACAGGCAATTTTGATTTGAATGCAATGAAAAAGAATTTCTTCGACTCGCACCCGCTCATTACATAAAAAAACGCCCCGTCTCCGGGGCGTTTCTGTTTTATAACAATTCCTTTTTGAATTCGTGTAAACCGATGATGTCATCATCGATCTTTTCTTTGTTGTAAACCATTTCCTTGATTTTTTGGATCGCTTTTGAAATGTTGTCTTTAATGTTATCTTTATTTAACCCTTCCAAAATTTGAAGAGTCTCATCCCTGTAAGATTCGAATAATTCTTGTTTCTCCTTGTCGTTTGATTTGATTAGTCTTTGAAGCAGGTTTTTATCATTCTCATTCAGGGATTCATATTTTTCGTTGAACTTGTTAACTGCAATTTCGATCACCTCTTCATTTATGGGTTTTACGTCGTTATCTTCAATGAGACCCTTTTTAGGTTGTTTAATGTGGTTTAAAACGATGTTGAATGATTCGTGAATTGCATCAACATCAATCTTGTCGTAATCATTCAACGATTCCCGGATCAGACAATCAATAGCATTGTATAAATTGATCTTGGAAGCGGTGTTAACATCGCCATCGGGAATTACACCTTCGCCAATGAATCCATCCAATTTCTCACGCTCTTTCTCCACTTCATCCAAAGTATATACTTCGAACAATTTTATGTTGTTATCAATATACCGTGTAGCGGCAATATCGTTTTCGATATGTTTGGCCTCAAGATTATTGAAAACCTTAAACTCCAACTGTAGAATCGGAGATTTCTTCACGACACCAAAAAACTCTGTCGTAAATCTTTTCGATTCTTCAATTAAAGTTTTACTAAAATAGGCGTCCTTTAACTGATTCGAAACTATCAAATTAACAACTCCAATGTTGGCGTGTTTCATATGGTTTAATTCGATTTATTATAAATACTGTAATTAACTATAAATGTTCTACTGACGCAACATATTAATTACGTGTATGAATTATTCCTCAAGATTAATGTTCTCAATGTCTTTGAAATCAATGTCTTCACCTTCATTAATTTTCTGCTTCTCATGAATGCCGTTACTGTTTTCGAGCAGCGTGTCTATCTCGTTGATCATCATTTGTGCTTTCCCAACCATCTCGTCATTGATCTCATTATTTTCGTTGATGACTTTTTTATATTCTTCGGCATTTTTATGTTCCGGTTCAGAACTACTACCATAAACAAGTTTCTCAACTAATTTACTGTAATCTTCCATATTCATTTTTCCTTCAGCCATTGGAGGGAGTTCGCCCCCACCTCCGGCAGGTGGTGCTCCACCACCCAACGGTGCTCCACCAACATTCTCAGGACCACCCATCGGAGGTGCTCCTGCAGGTCCGCCCGCCGGAGGTGCTCCTGCGGGTCCGCCTGCAGGTGGTGCTCCGGGAAGTTCACCGGGTGCTCCACCCATTTCGGTTGAACCCGACATAATGCCTGCCGTTTCACCGAATCTTTTATCAATATCAGCGAACAAACCAGATTTCTTGATTGACACGGGTGCGTCAGCGAGTTCCTGCATTACAACCTTCTCCATCTTCTGTTGTTTCAAGTCTTCGACAATTTCCCTGTCGGTCATATTAAACAACATCCTCTTTGCATTGGTGTGAGACATTGCACCGAGACCTGCTTCTGCACGGGTGAGTTCGGTGTAAGTCTGTGCTTTTTCACGCAGGAGTTCAGCCTTCATCTGTTCTTGTTGAATTGACGGATTCGTCAATGTCAACGTGAAATTATTCAAATCTTCACCCGTATAACCCATCAGGTATAAGTGAATCATGGCCATTTTATTGAGTTCTTGAATCATGGCCTGTTGAATACGATTTATCTTTTTTGCAAAACGGATATCATATTGTGCCATGTTCTTGCCCGCACCCGCAGCATCTTGAAAACTGAGGAACGGTTTCGGAATTCCGAGTCCGGAGAAAAGATTGTCCCTTAAATATTCAATATCGTGTATTTGATCAAGATTGGTTGCACCGGGAAGTGTCTCAACACCTGTTTGTGTGTTTGCATTCCTGACAGGTAAGAAATAATCCTCGTCGTTGCCTAAGATATTGAAACGGTAGTCGATTTGGCCGTCGTTCGGAGAAACTTGTGCAACCTTTTTGAATTTGGTTGCAACCTTGTATATGTATTCCTCGATATCCTCTTCATCAATGTTTCCAACATCGATTTTGAAGACTTTCTTTTCACCTGCACGAATGATACGATATGTTAACATAGCATCTTCGGCCATAACTAACTGTCTGAACACCCTACGGACTTTATTCAAGATCGATGATCCATAAGGAAGATATTTGTCATCACCAAGAAGCCTGAAATGTGCAATTTCAAACACGTTGAACTCGTCCCCCGTCATCCTCTCTTTAAACCTGATGATCGGTTTGCCGTTTTGAATCCTCTCGAACCTTTCAATCTCATAATTAACAAGTTGTTTTACGTGGGTGATGCCTTTCTTACGTTCACCATAAAGAAGAACGAAATTATCCCCATATTTTGCTACGTTTCTTACCCAAAAAGGCAAGTTTACGTTGACATTTACAATATCGTTGAATAATTCTTCAAGAAAGGTTTTGATCCTCTCCTTGTTGGAATATATGTTCAACATTTTGCCGTTCATTCCAATGGTTGTGGCCTCTTCCATAATTAAATCCAATGCACTTGATATTATGGGATAGTATTCCATTCCCTCATAGTCGATATATGCTGGAAGTCTTGCAGCCTCGTATTGGAGTGCCTTTTGAAAACCCCTGTCAGACGTGCGGAAGAACTTGTTTTGAAGTTCCTTTTTCTGTTGCAACTCCAATCCTTTCCGGTGTATCTCTTCCGGGGTCGTCCCTTTAATGATGATCTTCGTGGCATTCGATGCAGGTGTCGATTGGGATATTGCAGGTTGTGCGTCCTGAAAAGCCATCCCATCGAGATTGAGCATCTTGTTGAGTTGCTGGTATATAGTGCCTTTTTTTTGTTCTTCAGCCATTTTTATAAAATTTTATACTTTTTTATAAATACTTTAATTTTCGTGAAAAGTCTTTCACGTATAAATACATTCTAACTTTTCTTTTTCTCTCCGATGCCCTTGAACAACCACGAATGTGAAATATATGGATTCAGCAACGACACACTGTTCGGAGAGATCATCGGTTTGTTTTTATATCCCTTGCTTTTTTCAATGTTCTGTATATCGTTATTGTTGATAATTGCATTGAGCATGTGTTCAGTTACTCCTTTACTTTGTTTGAAGCGAGCCATATCGAAATTCAACACATACAAGGCCGTGGCCAAACCCATGATGGAATCGTCATGAAACGATCGTTTGTGATCGGCAACACGATTTCCGGGAACTGTGACGAAGGTTTTCAATTCTTCAAGCAGCCTAACTGATCGAATTATCACATCCTCCATATGTATTGCCCTTTGCATTTCAAGAAGTACGGATGCCCGGTTGTTGCCGATGAAGAATCCGGGAATCAGATCGACATTAATGACAGTACCATCAGACATCACTTTCTGACCTTTCTTTATATATCCTTGCAACCTGTCACGACTCGGCTTGTGTGTGACCTCGGCATAATGAACATTGTCGTATCCGAATTCCAAAAGTTTCTCAACTGTTTGTACTCCATAACCTCCGGTGATATCAACAACACAATATGCATTGTTGTACCGCTTCCCAAATTGGTAGGCTATCTCTGAGAGCATTTGAGGTGTAATCTTCCCATAGTATTCTGCAACTTGTTCAACCTTATGCCTTTTTATCCTGACTTTCTTCGTCTTCCCGCCTTTGGTGATAATCTTCTCCTCGATTGTTTCCATCGTCTTTAAGATGTTGCAAGTAGAATTGTCTTCACCGTGTCCCGGTGAAGCGTCCAATGTCATAATATAATCCTCTCCGGGTTCGGCATCCTCCCAAATCCACATATTATTGTCAATGTATTCCTGACGGAGTATTGGCAAAACTTCCTTTTCTTGTATACGCTTTAAAAACTCTTCAGCAATGAAGTTGTCGCCTGAACCAAGGAATGAACATAAAAGTTCTTGTGCAATTTTCCGCATGTCACCGTTAGCACCACGAATCTGCTCGTCGAACCAAGGAGAGTTGGCTTCCCAACCATCGTCCATCATTTGAATCCTCTTCTCCTTGTCCCAATTCTCGTCGATTAGACTAATTTCGTTTTGCTTGCCCTTGTTCTTCTTCCAACATAAATTCTTGTTATAACGGGGATCGTTGAACCACCACAATTCCACGGGAGTGAAATTATTCTTGTCTTTCCTTGCTTCAGTGAATGTTTTGTAAAATACGGCGTCGAGACCGGAAGGAGTGCTGACCATAATTGCACCACCACCTGTTTGAAGTGTCGGTAAAGCAGAAGTCCAAAACTTGTCACCTTTTTCTGTCCATGCGGTTTCATCCCAAAATATCAATGTAGGAGTCATACCACGGAGTCCGCCTTTCGATGAGAATGCACCAAGTTTTGAACCGTTGTCATATATTTTCAATTTTTGGGTGTCCTTGAGGAATTTTTCCTGCGTCCTGCCTGTCTTCGGCCTCAACCATACGGGGCAGCACTCTATGAAATCGACAACATCGCTCATAAGTTCGTCACGTGCGGTTTCCAATCTGTCAGCAACAATAGCAACCTGTCTATTCTTATTAAACATTACATACCATGCAATGAATGCGCATGTGGTTGTCGAAACCCCCGCCTGACGGTACTTGTTGGCAACAACAAATTGTTCCCTCACGTATGTTTCAATTAAATCCTTTTGGAATTCAAACAATTTAAACGGTACGATCATACCGCCCTTGCCCTGTGTTTGATCGAAGATTGTTAAATATGTTTCAATGAAATAGATTGGATTTGAGGCGCATCGAACAATTTCGTCCTCTTGTTCATTATATGTTAATTCACCCACTTTTTTTAACGCACCACTTTTTGTGATGATAATGGGTTCTATATTCCCGAACTTTTTTCTTAATTCGGCGGCCAGTTTCCTCGTTTCTTCTTTCTCTTTCTCCTTTTGTGCGTCAAAAGGAATCACAGGTACGTGCTCCGGGGCATCGTCCTTATCATCGAAACTACCGTCTTTCGGCTTAGTACTCATTTATAGGAATTTATAATAAATACTTCCTATATATAAAAACCGCAAAGCACGGTATACATCCAGGTATATCGTGCTTCGAAACCCCTTCACCCTAATTTGGTGTGATGGGCAGTTATAAATACTACAGTTTTATCGAAGAGATTTCAACAAACTCATTGTTTTTCATTATTATTTTTCTTGCCTTCAACAAGTCTTTAACTTTCGCCAATGTAGTTCCGTAATGAAACACGAGTAATGGTAATTCCTCGTTGTCTTGTTCGAACATCTTCGAATAATCGCTTGATTGACCATCAGTATTGTCGTCAGTATCAACCATTTCATATGCAAGTGCATGTATTGTATGATATCCATGCATGTATGGTCGATCTACCGCCTCATGAAGACAGAATAGATCGAAAGAATCTGTTTTCAAGTTGATGATGAGATTAATGTAATTCTCCGTCGGCGGGACTGCATTGTCACATGCGGGTATCAAATCCCAACACCAATCTTCGACCAATATGTTGGTCTCATCGAATGAAAATATGAACTCGTACAACCCCTCGTCTTTGGAATTATAGCCGATTTTGTGTACGAAAATCAATTTCAATCTGCTGTCATCATTGTCCATAACATGAAATTTTCACATAAATACATGAAATAAAAAAACCCGGAGGGAATCCTTCCGGGTCTTGTATTGTTATGTAGGGTTGTTTTTACATGAAATGCCTGCCGAGTTCTTCATTGGTGACACGTTTATTCATCTTGTATTTCTCGTTCAAACAAAAGTAAAGTCCTTGTATTTCGAAATAATACCTGTTACGCATCAATTTATACTTTCTCCTTACATAATAAGTCGCACAGAACGAGACCGGGGTAAGTACAATCAAAGTCAGCAGCATTGTACTGTGGTGATGGAAAATCATGGCAAGAAAGAGGAAAAGTATCGGCACAACCAATTTGAAGATGTAATGGTAGGTTAAGAGGATATCGAGGGATTCCACGAAATAAGAACTTGCAATCCCTTTTAACTTGTCACATTTTTTGATGGTGGCGTTATTGGCATAATCGACACATAATTTATTGTACTTTTCTTCGTCGTGTTTCGTTTTATACCAAAATTTGAAGGAATTCATAAAACTCCTGAAAATCAAAACCAGATCAGTATCCATATTTGTTTTATTATTTACAGGATGTTACGAAGTTCCAAAAATTTTGTTACAAAAAAAAGACCCGAAATTTTGTTTCCGGGTCTTTTTTTAAATTCTTATATTAATTAGGTCCACCACCAAGTGTAAAGTTTCCACCACCAGTTCCACCACCACCAAACGGATTTTCAAGGTTTAATGGTTTGTATTGGAATCCCATTGAACCTCCTTCAATAAAATCGGGCATGCGCAATCTGTCGGTTTCATATCCCTGTTTCATTACAGCATATTTGACTTCCGGCGACATCCTGCTCATCATATTCTGCCTGGCGGCTTTAAATCTGCCATTGAGAGCATCTTTGAATATGTCGGTAAATACCGCATCAATTGATTGGGGATCGTTTTGATCAAGATTTTCGAACTTCTGTGCACTCGATTGAAAAGCACTTTTCATTTTTGCCCAAAATTCCTCAGTCACAACACCCTTTTCTTTCATTGAGGACTCAAACAGATTGAATTGTTTATCGATCAGGCCGTCAAGTTTCTTCAACGTTTCAGATTTTTTCGATTCAGTAAGCATTGGTTTCCTCAAACCGACTCTTTCTTCAATGCGAGCACGAACATATTTACGAAATTTTTGTTCAGATTCAGACATTTCAGATTTTTCCTCGGTTTTTTTCTTTCCAAAGAACTTTTCCTGTGCAGGTGTTAATTTTTTCTTGCCGGGTGCTGATTTCTTTTCTTCGGGTTTCTCTTCCGTTTCTTCTTCTTCGGGTTTTTCTGTTTCATTTACCTTTTTCAATCCTTTGGGTGCAGTTGTGAAAGGCTTACCTTTTCCAACCACGCCGCCTTTTGTTTCTGCGAGGTATGTATTGACACCGTCGGCTATCTGCCTGATCAATTTATGCTTCGCTTCATTCATCGAGATGTTGACCGTCTTGTCGGGACTGATGTTAATATCGACGCCCGTTGTCGGAGCACCGTCCGGTTTCGCCGTTACAACGCCGAGGGATTGTGCTTCGGGTGCGAATTTTATTCCGTCATCGCTTGCACTGCCCATATCTTCGCCTCCCATCATGTCTTCTGCCTTTTCTTCTGCCGGGGATTCCCCTGCTTCATGTTCGGGGGATTCGAGTTCCTCGTCATCCTCTTTCAACATGTTGGGTTGAACTTCTACATTGCCGGGATCGACAACACCTTCCGCCGCCATTTTAACCTGACCTGCAGTAGTCTTCGCAGTCTGACCTTGCTTCCATGCATTTTGTGCTGCAGCATTCATGGGTTTACCACTTTTGCCAACAGCAGGTGCTGCCGGAGCACTGATTTGAGCCACTATCTGATTCAACAATTGTTGAACTTCCGGCGGAGTCTGTCCTGCTTTTTTCGTTGTACTGACAAGATTGTTGATTTGTTTCGCCAATTCATTGGCAGAATCTTGGAGTTTCTTGTATGCGGGATTTACTTCTCCTTTATAATATTGTTGTTTGACTGCTTGACCTGCTTGTCCAACTGCCTGTGCTCCTTGTTTAAGCGCACCACCAACTGCCTGTGCTCCTTGTTTGACTGCACCACCGACCGCTTGGCCTGCAGATTTAAGTCCTCCACCAATTGCACTACCAGCAGCCTTACCCAGGCTTTTCAGACCACCCCAAAGTTCGTCAATTTTCTGTTGTTTGTTTTCATCTCCGCTTTCGTTCATCGTATTGACAAAAGGTGCTAATTCATTAACATACTCCTCATGTCCGTATTCCTCTTTCAAACATTCCATAATGGAATCGTTCGCATATAATGCAACATTACCGAAATCACCATCGTTTTGGCCTTCTCCGTGTGCAGTCGCATATCCTCCAATCAGGCTACCCAATTCTTCATTGCCACATTCGGCGATTGATTCTTTGGTGTATCCTCTTGATTCAGCATACTGTGCGAAATTACCGCATTCAGCGCACATTCCTTCTTCAACACCTGCTTCATCATCCTGTGGAACAGTTGCACTAACGTCCTCAATTTCATCATCAGGAACGACTTTGAGTATCAAGTCGGCAATTTCCTTCCTGTCTTCGATTTCGATGTTCCTGATTTTGTTTTTGAATGAAGTGATGAATGATTTAAGGTATGACTTGATTTGAGGTGGTTCTAAGTCTGTTTTCCTTATTTTTTCCGTCAACTTGCCAAGGCTTTTTTCAATTTCCTGCATGGTGAGACTTTTTTCATCTTCCGGTGCAGCAACTGCATCATCTGCCATTGCTTCAGCATCAGCATCTTCACCACCTTCGGGAGCAGGTTCACCTTCACCGCCTTCAGGAGACATTCCTTCTCCACCTTCCGGGGCAGGTTCACCTTCACCACCTTCCGGGGCAGGCATATCTCCACCTTCAGCAGGAGGTAATCCTTCACCACCTTCAGCAGGAGGTAATCCTTCACCACCTTCCGGGGCAGGCATTCCTTCGCCACCTTCAGCAGGAGGTAATCCTTCACCACCTTCCGGGGCAGGCATATCTCCACCTTCGGGAGCGGATGGTTCTGCTTCCAATCCGGCATCCATTTCTGCTTCGGGAGCGACAGGTCCGGCGGGAACTTCTGCTGCCGCTGCAGCATCAAGGTCACCCAATTTTTCTTCTGCTTGGTCAATCTCTTCACCAGCCTTATCTTCGTTTAATCTTTTCTTTCCACCATTCGGATTCGGCCTTAACCGGGAAGATTCTGAAATTACGTTGAGCAGCATGCTTCTCTGCTTATCGGCTTCCGAAAGTTTCTGAAACTGATATTCAGTGATATTACCCAATCCGCCAATATATGCAAAATCGGAAACATCAGGGTCTTGTTTCAAACCAGCCTTTTTTATGTAATAATGATGCTGTTCTTTGATGATACCGTAAGCAATACCGTCTGCTGCCCGCTTGTAATCGATCAGTGTGCCCAGGTTGCGAATTTGAGATTCTTTTACTGAAACCTTGTTCACTTCCGCCAAGTTTCTCAGTCTTGAGTAAAAAGCCTCTTCTGAACTATGTTTTTTCATTTGAATGAATTTATTAGTCTTATTATTTATATACTTTTTTATAAATACTTATCAGAGAACAAAAAAATGCCCATCTTACATTATTTCGTAATTTTCGGACATTATCCGATTCTTGACCAGCATCTCCTGAACCATTGGTGTTACCAATCCTCTCCTCCGGTAATTATCAATCACAGCCTGATTCGCTTTTACATGCGAAACATTCTCGTTTAACATTTTCGCATTTCTATGCAAATCGCCAATGATCTCGTAAAAGACCTTTTCGGCCTTTTTCCTTTCAACATACTCGATCAAATGCTCTTTTTTTACTATGATTCTTTTCATCTTTCAAACTCGTTGAGACTCAATTCCTGAGTCAAATAGTCATTTTTCAGTTCAACCATCCTTTCAAGGTATCCGGTATTTCTCAAAACTTTAAACACGAGGTTTTCCACAGAATATTCACCACCGCTCTCAAGTCCAGTCTGTCTGTATTTCTTTATTTTGTCTTTCAACTGCCCATGTTTTTTCAGAAAGTCTTTCTCGTTCTGATTCGTTTCCAAATCTTCGATGGAATTCATCAGGTCAGCCGCTTTCAGTTGAACATCTGAACTGTCAATATTGATGATCTTGTTTGTCGGTTTTCTGATCCAATCATTCCTTACAAGTGAATAAACACCTGAAGAATGGTGTGGTTCTCCGGCATCCTCAAGATACATTTCGACATCATGTCCCTTGACTTGTATCGGAAGTTTCTCCGCCCACAACTGTTTCTTCAAACGGAAAAAATCGCCAACAAATTCCTTATTTAACGAAATCTGATTGAAATCCATAATAACGTGAACGTCCAAGTCGGAATCTTCGTTATAATTATAATTGGCCATACTTCCCGTTAGGACTATATCGTTGTATTTCAAATCCTCCACGCCCGCAAACTCGATGAATCTTTTGGCATTCATTAACAACGCCTTTCTCACTTCCGATTTCAACACATCACCATCCCAAATAAGCGGTGATAATGTGTCATTCATCTTGAGCGATGTCACGTCAACTTCATCGGGTTCGACAACCTCCTTTAAAACATCAGAGATGTTGTTTCTTTTCCAAAATCTACCCGACCAAGCACGAGGATTTTTATTTACTTCAACCATCATTATTGCATTTTTAATATATCCAATCTGTAGTTACCATCATGACGCAATTGACCCCTTTGTCCCAATTTCATGAGATTAATTGTAACTGATTTGCCTGTGACCCGACCATCCTTTAATAAAGGAATGTCAACTTCTGATATGTCTTGTTGGGTTGAGGTATATTTAAACAATGCCCTATCGTCCAATTCGTACCCTTTTTTCGCCACAAGTTCTCTTAATCCTTTTACTGCATCATCGTAAGAATTAAAAACATTTGGTTTCGTTAAATCATTGGTTACGTCAGTAAAAACTCCACCCATGAAGGCTTCATTCAACTTAAAATCTGGGTTTAATTTAACCATGTTTTCAAATAACATGGCCTTGGTATCTTTTTGCTGCTTTTTCATGTTGTTACCTCCTGTAATTCTGATAAATGACATCGTTCTCCAAATCAACAGGTTGTCTTGTTGGTGTTGAAACCGGGACTACTCGTCCCATATCGTAACCAAACCAACGGCCTGACAAATCATCCAACCATTTCTGCGCTTCTTGTTCGGTGTTAAATTCCATATCGTTTGTCGACCACACATTCTCACCCTTCCCGGCAACTTCTGCACGAAATTTGGTTTGAAGATCAACTTCTTCTGCAAGTTCCATATCATGATCGGATTGTGGAAACATCCTGTCAATAAGATTATCAAGTTTTTCGATAATATCGAAATGATTGGTGCTCATAAGAAAATCAATTTTACCTTTGAGCAGTTCGGCTTTTTTCTTATTATCCATTTCACCTGGAACATATGCCTCATCCTCAATACCTTTCTTGAATCGTTTCGCCAACGCCTTGCGTTTTGGAGTGCAGGTTGGTTTTGACATGGGTGTACAATAACCTTTATGTTCGGGATCAACAGCCTTTTGAATCCATTTCTCATCCTCATTCAAGGATATTTTGACGCCGTTTAATTTAGCCATGTTCTCAAATAACATGGTCTTGGCATCTTTTTGCTGCTTTTTCATATTGTTGCGTTTATTATAAATACTTTACTGTTATTCATTAATGCACTAAAAAGAACGTTCTTAAAACATCAGGTCTTTGTGTTGAAATATCTGTCTCGCCTTTTGATTGGACGATAACGTTATATGTCGGTTTATCGGCCACAGGTGCTTTCATCATTTCATCGTGCGACAGTAATGTGCCATCGTTTGGAACATTAAACCCTTTTGAAACCCTTTGTTTCAAGACATTCATGCCGTTTTCTTTGTCCTTAAAGATTAATCTGTCATTTGCATCGACATCAAAATGATGTGGATCGCTTTTTACGAATAAATCGTTGAAATATTCGCTGCCGACGATTTCGGAAGTTTTTGCACCCGCCAAATCAACCTTCTTCAATTGTTTTTTGTTTGCATCGACAGAAAAACTGACGACAAAATCCGGTGCATCCGTTTTCAATGACATGTTGCTGAAATCGGACGGGAGGCGGTTCAAATTGTAAATATCTGCTACCTTGGTGTGCGCATACGGTTTGACAACGAATCCCTCGTCCTTTAATTCTTTCATTATCTCCCTACCTACTTGGTAATAGGATTTACTGAAAAAATCGCCAGAATCATTCCATCTAAAGCGCATTTCCTTGTTCACAAGACCGGGATTGTTTTTAAGTTCCATTATTTCATTTTTCAACTTCTCTTTAAAACGTTGGGGATCGTTTAGTAAAAGGTTTAATATCCTTGTCTGTTTAAGGAAGTTGAATGGAAGCCTGACATAATTACCCTTCCGGGCATAACAAGGTGCAACGCATTTTCCCGCACCTGGACAGGTATGGACGACAATGAAATTCTTACGGTCTTTATCATACACAATGCCTCTGAATGCTGGCAACCCGATTGTTACTGTATAAAAATCTTCGGTGGAAGATTTCAACATCTTTGCGTTACCTGTTGATATGATTTGATCCGGTTCTGCCGTGATATCGTTTATGAATGTTTGAACGTCGATTTCACCCTCTTCGGTTTTCTTAATTACTTTGTTGTGTACGATCAAGTCAGGTTTAACCCTTTTATGGGATGGTAATGCATAATTTGCAAGTATCTTATTCAGATAATCCCTTAATTGATCTATATTCATACAAGTATGCGTCACACCTTCAAGGTCTACCTCATCCAATGGCTGTCCAGCGTTCTCGTCCGGAAGATATGTGTCGCTTACATCCACAGGCATGTCGGCAACCCTGTTCATCATTTCGAACAAACGATGCTTGTCGTTTTTAATCATGGCCTGATTATATTTTTCTATAAATACAGAATTATTAATTAAAGTGCGGTAGTATTTATGATAAAATCTTGTGTGAAATGAATTTGGACTGTTTGAACGACATAATCACCGACAACCTCGCCATACACATCGACATTTCCGATCTCCGGTCATGGGATTTGAACACCGGGTTCACATCGGTCAGTCTGACCAAATGGACGGGTGCGATATCAGACGATCTGAATCTTCTTGATTTCGGCCTCACCGGATTCGACAACGGCAGGACAAATGAAATGTGGGGTGGACTTCAACTGACATCCGATGACACGTTATTCCAAATGTACAGGATTGGTTATAATCAAGTCCAAAACCCAACCACGGGACAAACAAGCGGAATTACAACAACAACTCTGTTCGATCTGTATCCGATGAGTGCAATAACCGGAACGTCCGGTGGAAGTTACTTTATGCTCGACGGTGGATATTTGCAAGGTTTTTTCAAATTAAAGGATTACAACTACGAACTCTTTCCTGCACGCTGCAACAACGGTATTACAATTGAAACCTTATTGTATTTGCTTCCAGAATCTTTTGGCATCTTTTTCATGATGGGCAAACGGGCGGAGGATAAATACAATCCGTATTTTTCCGGTGAAACATTAACGGGCATCACCGTTACCGGAGTGACAACAAGTTTGGATAACTATCTCGACTCCTTTACCGAAACAACTGTAATAAAAAGCGGATTCAGCAATGTCGAAGATAACAAGACTATCGTTTATTCAGCCACATCAACAGTTAATAATATAAAGGATAATGTTATCGCATTCTTATTGACGGGAGATGGGCATCTCGGCTATAAATATATTAATAATAAAGGTTTGGTCGTGACAAACGTGTCATCAGCAATCATCACTAACACGGGTTTCACATGGATCACCATCACATTCACCCCGGACGAGATTTTTGAAGACCTTGATTTGTTGGAATGTGACAATCAAAGAAAAGGAAAACTCGTTATTTATGTGAACGGTCGGGCGAGATGGATCATTAAAGACTTTCCGGAATTCTACTGCAAACCCCTTGCAAATGACAAGGAGAAACAATTGGGTGTCCCTTATTCAATTAGTTGGGGCGGCGGAAGTTTCGGATTAAAACATTCATGGCATTACGATTTTCAAACATATGGACTTTACACCGGACAAGACACCTCTTATATTAATACAGACTTTTTTGTGCAAGGTGATCCTATACCAACGCATTGTAACCCGATTCCGGATGACAGTTACTTACCGGGGTTGTCGTTAAGTGCCGACAGCACCACATTTATAAACATCGACGAATGTACGGATGATGAAATTCCTGTTACTGTGATGAGAATTGAACACACCGGGAACACAGCCACAACATATTTCATCAAATTCAACCGTCCGGTCATAGCATTATCAAATAGAGATTACACGGTTAACCTATCATTATATAACGACGGATTCTTCAACTTATTGTTTAAAAACAAGGCATATGTGGAAGTATACAGCGACACCGTGGATGTCAACATTGTCGATGTCACCGAATATACGAACGGGTCTGGATGGAAAGACTTGAAATGCGTTTTCAGGACGGCAGATGATTCCGGTAAGCAATCTGTCAACATCGGTCTATTGATCGAGACCAATGGTTCGTTCAATCTCGACACCCCGTTGTTTGTGAAGAACTTCACCTACACGGCGGCGGATATTCTTGTGCAAGATGAAAGAAAGAATGACTTGATTATCGAACAAAATTTTAATCAAAGTTTTATTGGAGGAATTCAGAAGTTGAGAATTTATGACAAATCCTTGAACGGTTCAGAAGTTCTTCACAATATGATAATTGAAGCAAGAAACAACCCCGATGCGAATTTTGTCGTATCCAAAGGCGGCAGAATAATATATCGTTAATATTGATTATGAGTAAGTTATCGGAAATCTACGACGGATGGAAGAATTATATCTTCCCCAACCCGGAGGTCGAGGAGATTGCAAAAAAAAGAATAGCAATCTGTGTCGAAAACAAATGTGGAAAATACAAATCAAACGACACTTGCAAATTATGTGGCTGCTACATGCCCGCAAAAGTCAGGAGTCCAAAATCGTATTGTCAGTTGAAGAAGTGGTAAATTAACAATACGAATTTATTATAGCAGGCTTGTTGACCTTCTCACGTGTTTTATTGTCGTGTGTGCTGGTGGTGATGTAACTCTCCACATATTCCCTGACGAACAGGTTTTGTATGTCCGCAGGTGCTCGCTTAAACGCCGTAAACTCAATCTCATCACCGTCCATAGTAAACAAGGTAACGTTGATATCCATCCAATCAATCGAATCATACCACGTATCGCCTTCGGGTGGTTCATACCTTCCCCAATTCCCAGGATTGTAATAACCTCCCGCACTCACTGAAATTCTGTCGCTATCGAAATTCAGAGTGAATTTGACAGCCTCCTTGGCAGGATCGTACTTATACTCGATCTCAGTGAAATATTCCAAAGTCAAGAAAGAGATATCTTCGGGATTATTAGTCTCCCAATTGCCCCCAACCCCCGAATCGGTAATCCTGACTTTCAATTTATCCCTCCTTTCAAGAAGGGAATCGCATATGAATTGTTTTTGAAAATCTTCGTTGGACAGTAAGTCGAAACCTTTTTTCTCTTCGTTGTATTCGTCATTTCCAAGGAAATCGAAGTTCTTCAATTCCTCGTTAATAATTGTTATGATGTCGTCTTTTTTCACGTGATGAATTTTACAATAAATACTTGTTTTCTGATATAAAAACCTGACAAATCTCAACGTTAAAGTATTTATAGGATGAAAAGTCATTGCTTAATTTATGAATTAAGTTAGGTCTGGTAAAAATCAGGAATGATTTTTTAAAAATTTTATCAACGCCAGGCAGTGGTTATGTAAAATTTTAAAGACTTGACTGTTTGTTTTGTGAGATTGGCTGCACCACCTTTAATGTGGTGCAGTTTTTTTTCGTCCATATGAAGTATTTATCGTAAAGCGCATGGGAATGAAAAAAGACACAAAAACCCTTTTGTTCGAAATGATGGAGAAGACCGTACCCGGTTTCAAGAGTACTAACGAACAACAAGCAGTATCGGGTGTACAACAACCAATAGCGGGTGACGTAAAGAATGTTCAAAATACGGTAACCACATCACAACAAACAGCAAATTCAAGGATCGATACCCCGGATGAATTTTCACAGGCTTTTAGGGTATGGTTTTCGTCATTGGGTTTCAATCCTCAAAACAGACCGATAGCAATCGGGAGAGTTACCATTGAAGTAACAAAAATTATGAAAGAATTAGGGTACAGATAAAAATTTTTTCGATTTTTCTTTGTATTTATAATTCCAAGTATTATATTTGCAACAAATTATTTGATATTGTCATGAGAAATTTAGTTCATATCCAGCCCCAACATCAACCACCGCAAGTGGAACGGGGTTACTATGTCTAAATTTTCGTAAAAAAATTTTTAGTTAAACTAAGGAAACCCCGTTCGCAAGAGCGGGGTTTTTTTGTTTCAGGGAGTGGGAAAGTCGGTAATCCGCTTGCTTCGGGAGCAAGAGACCGCCAGTTCGAATCTGGCCTTCCTGACCATATGGTGATTGTAGTTCAATTGGTAGAACGTCAGATTGTGGTTCTGATAGTTGTGGGTTCGAGTCCCATCTTTCACCCAAATATCACGTAAAGACGTGATAAATGAAAATATCGCCTAAAAAGGCGATAAATATAATTTATCGGCTAAAAAGGCTATAAATATAATTTATCGGCTAAAATACCGATATTTTTGTAACAGAGTTCAGTTCTTTGACGTATAATAAAATTCTTTAATCGGGACGTGGCGCAGTTGGTAGCGCACTTGCATGGGGTGCAAGGGGTCGGAAGTTCGAGTCTTCTTGTCCCGACAGGTTTGTGTGAATAGAGATGGTTATCTGAGTGGCATACAGTGGGTTGCAAACTGCTGTGTGTTGAAAGGATGTACTGGGTTGCCTGCATGCAGTATCAATCTGACTCCCGTGAGGGGGTAGTATCGAAAGCACAACCACAACGGATAGTAGCGAAGTTGGTATCGCACCTGCTTTGGGAGCAGGGGATCGTGGGTTCGAGTCCCGCCTATCCGACTTTTATTACGGGTAGTGGGAAAGTTGGTAATCCGCCTGATTTGGGATCAGGAGACCGCAGATTCGAGTTCTGCTTACCCGACTGTGCTTGAAGTAGGCGTTGGTGTCCTACGCCAGATTGTGGCTCTGGTTTTCGGGGGTTCGATTCCCCTCAAGCACCTAAATTATTTTGAAAATGAATACGAGAATTGTCATATTCCTGCTTAAAAGGATTAATCGCATAATGACCGAGTTAATGAATTATGCTGATTTACCAAAAGAAAGGTTTGATAAGTTGATATACGATTACAATTACACATATGGTGTTTTTGACAGGGTCGTCGAGAAGCACAGGCGTAATATTGAACACATTCCCCTGATCAGGGAGTTGTCCGATTTCGAATATCACTTATACACACAGAGAGAAATGGAATTGATAAACGATGAAACTTATGATCGTCGTCATCGTAATATTTTTCATAGATAAATTGTCCCGTGGTGTAATTGGCAACACGTCTGACTCTGGATCAGTAGAGTGCAGGTTCGATTCCTGCCGGGACAGCGAAGTTCGGTATGAAATAGAAGGTTTTCAGAGATTTGTTCATATCGAGGTTTAGTAATTCCAAGGTCGCCAAAAGAATTAGACCAAAAAATCTCGCCATTGTCCTCTGGTGGAATTGGATAAACACGTCAGTCTTTGGAACTGATGCCCACATTGGGTTTGCAGGTTCAAATCCTGCGGGGACAGCAAAATGCATAAAATTAAATATACTTGCATAAAATCATGTATATTTTAATACGCTTGCATAAAATTGCCTTATAGTGTAATGGCCAGCACACAACACTTTGGATGTTGGAGTTCAAGTTCGAATCTTGGTAAGGCAACTACCTCCTCCCACCGGAACTGTGACTTGATCCGCCGCTACTTGAACTGCGTGATCCACCACCACTGTAACTCCCGGAACTCCTGTTTGAAGAACCCGAATATGAAGGACTTGAACTCCTGTATGTCGATCCTGAATTCGATGGTCGTGAATAACTTGAACTGCTTGAACCTCGATAAGATGAACCGGAATTCGATGATGGTCGTGAATAACTTGAACTTCTCGTAGTTGCCGGACGTGAATACGATGGCCTTGACTGAGTTCCTGTTGATGACGGTCTTGAATATATCGGTCTGTCTGTATTTGCCGGACGATTGTAAGTACGTGTTTGAGTACTTGTCGATGGTCGAGTGTAAGTATTACGAGATTGTGTCGTCGGCTTCACATATGTGTTACGAGTTTGTGTGGCAGTTCTGTTCGATTCGATAGTCCTTCTTGGTCCATAATACTCTGTGCGCCTGTTTGGAGAATGATTCGGATACTGATAATAAGTGTGATGTGGCTGCCAATACCAATAATTGTGATTGTACCACGAATAACTGTAGAACGGCCTGTTATACCAACGGTAATGGGGCATGTACCAATCAAAACTATACCAAGAACCATACGGATAATACCAATCGTAATAGAATGGATCATACCAACCATAATAAGGTGAATGCCAATAAAAATCAAAATAGAATGTTGGCCTCATCCTGACATCATAATCATCTTCCTCTTCATAATAGTTATTAACCACGGTAATGTTTTGGACAACCGTGTCCTTTTCCTGTTTTTGCTCACCGGGGATGTAATAGACATCATCGTATTCTTCAACCTGTGTGGTTTGATATTTTTTTGCAGAGTCATTCTCCGCTTTTTCCTTGGCTTCACGATACTTCTCATAATCGGATTTCTCCTGTGCAAGGATTGGTATGGAAAATAGGAGTGCTATTAGTAATAACGCCAGTTTTTTCATAGTTTTGGGGTTTTAATATGTAATTGCAAGTTATGTGCCAACATTTTACTTAAATAAATAGTATTTATAAAAAACTTTACCTCCATGAAAAAACAAATCACCAAGGAAAGGATATTTGAAGTCGTTGCAAGACTCGATAAAACATTCAAATCAAAAATAAACGAAGGACTACTGCCGGGAGAAGATTCCATGTCACAAAACCTCAATGAGGTACAGACAAGGTCGTTGTCCGAGATCGCACAAGAGATATACCAAGATTGGCGACCAGTCAGTCCGTATGCAAAACCGTACCTTGAAGCAATGTCGTCGTTAAACTCAATTAACGACAAATACATGTTTGATAGCGGGGACATGATTGTCAGATACTTCCTTTCGAATGCATCGACTTGGCGTGGCGAAACTGCAAAACGCATTAAATCAGAACTAAAGGCGATGTTGGGTATGAAAGAAAACGTCAACTTCAGTGATAATCCTGGTGCACCTCCGGGGGATATTCCTCCACTTCCTGCCGCAGAACCCCAACTTCCTACCACAGAACCTACTCCTCCTATTGTAAATGAAGGTTCGGGATTGGGCACTCCGGTGAACAAATGGGTTTATTTCTCGTTCAATTATCCTCCCGGCTTTATCGAAAAGGTTTGGGCAGATGATCCAAATATAGTTCAACATCTAAATGAAAAATTCGGTGCATATTACGACAAAGTCGGTGCGGTAGGTGTAATGAACAAATTCTATGTTGAATTGGACTCTGGGAATCAAAAGAAACTTGAAGATTGGGTCTTGGCAAATTACAAGGGGTAAAAACAACATTAATCATGAAAAAAACAACAAGACGGAGACTTTTCGAAGTGGTACAAAGGCTCGACAAGACGTTCAAACCCACATCAAGGTTTAAATTAAATGAAACCGGGGAATGGGCGAACGATGAAGACGATCTTGCATGGATTGAAATGTTAAAAAGTGAGGTTCAAAAAATCGAATCCGCAACCAATGGCAAATTGGAACTTATTGATGTCAGAGGATTCGATAAATACCAAGGACCATACGCCCAAGTTAAGATTAACGGTAGGAATTACAGGATTTGGACAGCAGGTGAAGGGGATTATCCTCTTCTTTGGATTGATAATTATCCTGTTGACAATACTTCGGCGGAAGGAATGAACCCCGGATATGCGGGAACGCCGGAAATGATTATAGAACTCCTTAACTCACAAACTCCGGTGACCGAGAATCTCTCAAGCAATCGCTTGAATGTTAACGATATATTGGACAATTACCTTGAAGCCGCTTTTTGGACAGAAGAACAACAAAATCCTGAACTGCAAAATAAGATGGTTAGCGATATTGATTCGGCTTCGCTCCAAAAAACGAAAAATGATATTATGCAGTTTCTTCGGACGGCATTGCAACAAGCCGGAGAGGAATTAAAAACTTATGATTCCAAAAGTATCGGCCACAATCTTTGGCTGTCAAGAAATGGACACGGGGCGGGTTTTTTCGATGACAACAACGATAAATTGCAGGACATTGCCAGAAACATGAAATCCAGTGACTTATACATCGGCGACGATGGAAAAGTCTATCTCACATAAAAATTTTTTAAAAAATATTCAAAATAATTTGTTTGTATTGTAACATTTTTTACCTTTGCCTCGTATTTAGACTTGAACGATTATAAACAACAAGAATTTTTAAAATGAAAAAGATGCTCGACATATTAGTAGTCCTATCAGTGGCCGTCCTGTTGTGGGATGATGCTGCAGAGGAAAAACTACATGAAGTCGGGTAATATTGGATACTTATTACATCTCCTTTCCTAACACGAAAAGACCCGGCTTCAAAAAAGACCGGGTTTTTTTGTTTTCGGGGAGATGAAGTTCTTTGACATGCTGGAATTTGGTGCGTTAGTTCAGATTGGTTAGAATATCGGCCTGTCACGCCGAGGGTCATGGGTTCAAGTCCCATACGCACCGCAAAACGCTTATCGGAAGGTAGGCGAAGCAAGGTCGTTTGAATACGTAATAGAACGATCTTGAAAGTCCTGTAGTTTATACGGGTGTGAATGCCCCTGCGCACGGGGGTGGTTGCTGGTTCAAATCCAGTCAGGACTGCAAATCGTTTCGTCGGCCTCTTCGGAGAGGAACTGGCCTGTCACGTCAGTAAAATAGAGGGTTCGAATCCCTCCGGGACGGCAAAATATCAGAACAATGAAAGTATTGGTTCGAGTCCAAGGTGGGATAATTCAGATGGCGCAGTAATGCTAAAAGTATTCCTGAACATCCTACCGCAAGGTAAAACGGATGCCTTCTGATATTTTATATGCTGCGTTCGGCAAGTCCGGTTCAAGCCACCAGACCTTCAATCTGGTCATCATGGGTTCAAATCCCATACGCAGTACAATCCTCGAAAATCAGTGGTTATCATTTGTCCGCTGAAGACAAACAGTAAAGCAAAAAAATCGGGGCATACCCCCGCATCAGAGAGTCACTGAAACTTTACAACCCTTCCAAGAGGGTGTCGTTTGTTGAAAGATGCATAGTTTCCTCATAATTAAGGAGGTATTGCATTCCAACTTGGTAGTGGACGGACAATCATGCTCGGTTCTTCTAACGGTCAGGAATTCGGGTTTTCATCCCGGCAATGGGGGTTCGATTCCCCCACCGAGTACTAATAATGTTGGTTATATCATACATTAAGTGGTAAAATTAAGGTTAATGTTGGTTATATCATACATTATGGAGTGTTTTTGTTAAACATATTTTACATTATCATGTTCGGTTCTTCTAACTGGCCAGGAAAATAGGTTCTCAGCCTAAGAATAAGGGTTCGACCCCCTTACCGAATACTTGAAGTCCTTTTAGTTCAGTTGGTTCAGAATGCCGCTTTCACAGAGCGGAGGTCGTTGGTTCGAATCCAACAAAGGACACCAAATCAAACAAAAGCCAGTAAATGGCATTTAGTGTCTTTTGTTTGAAATTGGCAACGAACGATATTTAGTGCCAAAATTGTGATAATTTTCGCTCCTTTAACTCAGTCCGGGAGAGTGTCTGCCTTACATGCAGAAAGTCGGGGGTTCAAACCCCTCAAGGAGCACAAAACTATAAATCGGCAGCAAACGGCATTTAGTGCCGATTTATAGTTTACAAGTCCCTTTAGTTCAGTTGGTTCAGAACATCACCTTGACAGGGTGGGGGTCGTTGGTTCGAATCCAACAGGGGACACATGGGTTTGCAGACTTGGACAACAAATATGTCGGCAATTGCCAATATATCTTCCAACAAGATATAATACGCTGATATTGGTCTGTGAACCTATACCTCTCATTGTGGTGGAATTGGTAGACACGTGCGTTCGAGGGGCGCATGCACGAAAGTGTTTGCGGGTTCAACTCCCGCCGATGAGACAATAAATGCGGACGTAGCCGAATTGGCATAGGCGTCAGTCTTAGGAACTGATTTTTGTGGGTTCAAGTCCCACCGTCCGTACAAAAGGTGCATGACAGCAATAAGCAGTTTGGACTGCATCACCTGTGCCGAGTTATCCTTAAATGTGAAGGAGTAATACCTTCTGAGTCTTTACATGACACTGCTTTATGTGTATTGGTTGGATAACTAAAAAGGCACACATGCAGATGTAGCCGAACTGGTATAGGCAATCGTTTCAGGGGCGATAATCTGCGGGTTCGACTCCCGCCATCTGTACGACCTTATTTTGGGTAACGAAGCCAATAGTCCCAAACACTCAGGTAGAAAATAATGGTTTCTGCATAAGGACAACTATATGGGGTCGTAGCATAACTGGCTAATGCACCTGCCTTGCAAGCAGGGGACTGAGGGTTCAAGTCCCTTCGATTCCACGCTGTCGGGTTTTTCGCACTTTTAGATTTCCGTGAGGTCAATTGACTGAGAAAGAAAAAGTGCAATTTGGGTCATTAGTTTAGACGGCTAAAACACTTGGTTTGCACCCAGGAGATCACGAGTTCGAGGCTCGTATGTATCCACCTGACGGGACTGTTTAGGATTTTCATAGGACTCCCAATGCAGTGCGCATAGAAAATCCAATTCCGGGGTCGTAGTTCAAATGGATAGAGCACCTGCCTGGCAGGCAGGGGGTTGAGGGTTCAAGTCCCTTCGATTCCACTGAGACAGACTGTTAGGATTTCATAGTACCTGCTGCGTGTGGGTAGAAGCGTAGAAATTCAAATTGGGGTATTGGTTCAGATGGCTACAACGTCTGCTCCGCAAGCAGAAGACCGGGGGTTCGAGTCCCCCATACTCCACAACAAATGTAGTAGCATCCATTGGTGAGGTAAGCGGTCTCCAAAACCGTGCCGAAAGGTGTGTGGGTTCGAATCCTACCTACTGCGCAACATTAATTAAATAAGAAAGCGAGGCGTGTTTTCAAACTGCGAATCAAGAATAGAAATAAGATTTGGTGGTGGCGATTCGTTCACTACAATTATTTCCACAGAAGATTATTCCGTGAATTCTATGTGCAAAGGAAAAGATTCACAGAACGACAGATTAGGAAATACCATTTGTACCAAAAACTCGATGATCTGATTACCTTCCGATGGTGCAAATTGTATCACAGGTTGTTATTTTGGCTCGAAGAATAAATTCCTGTATTTATTGATAACAACATTTGCTTTTATGCGTATAATGTTATAATTTTGATTTATCATGTACATCATTGCAAAAAAGAAAGACTATTACGACGGGGTCGCCGGAACGGTAGGAATTGACAAGACTATTGTCTATGACCGCCAAATCGTTGAACTCGAAATCGACAAGATGCCGAAACTCTTTGGAGTTAAAAAGGGTTTTTGGGGTCTTTCGTACAAGGAAACGCCATTCAGGAAACTATCGTACCACAGCCTGAAAAGGGAATGTAAAAATGTGTGCGATGAGCATGCGTTCTTTATTATAGGGTTCTGCGGTAAGTTCTACATTGGTTGGAAATTGTATAAGGAAGTTCGGTTCGGATGGAATGGGGTGCACGACCGGATTACAACTACGATCACATACGACATGGATTACATCAAAACAATCCTTGAACCAAAAAGTTGGCATGGCAATCTTGCAGATAGTATTGATTACATCAAATCATACAACCCCTTGCAGATTTTCAGGGATTTGAAAACACCCGTGTTCGTTTTCGATAGCGATTATAACAGAACGTGGATCAGTAAGAACGTATATAACGACCATAGTCCGAAGTTCTTTGTCAATCCCCTTTTGAAGGATTACGAATTCCCCAAAGTTTTCGATGCTTTTCAAACATTCCAAGAGATACAAATGTTTATCAGTGGAGTATTGGGTACAGGTGAAAAAGACATGGTCGAGATCGCCGACAAATATAAGATAATGGAGCATGGGTTCGACTATAAATGGTCTTTCAGAAAAGAACCGGAGGCGAAGAAATGAACGGGTTAAGCAGGGAGGAATTAAGAGAGGTGTTAAGCAAACCTCCCCATAAACCAAACACAGACACAATAATCTGTTCAGAAAAATTCGCAGAGGCATTGAAAAAAGCATTGGATGATTACGAAAATAACCGGAAGTCTACAATAAAAAAGGATTATGGAAGAAAGAAGATTTTTTGAAATACACAGATCAGATGCCATCAAGGTGTTGCTTTCAAAGGAAAAGACCCCAAGCCTCCACACCAATCTCAGGTTGGCGGAACTGCTTGAGGAACGTTTCCCGAAGAAAGACAGGCATTACATTGTCAAGGAAGATGATATTGAATTGAACGATAATGCGTTGACTTCATCAACTTTTTAAATGGGTGCTTTCGATAACATCAAAGGTGATATCAAGGCTCAACTTGATAAAATTGATTATCAAGGCGATTTGAGTGATATTGGTAACGAAATCGGTATTGCAATCGGAAAATACGTCCGTGAGAAAGATGATGATTCGGGTTGGGATTTAACGGATTTCATCCACGGTGTGAAACACGGGATTTCTTTGGTAAACGGTACACATTCATGAAAAACGTTTATTTTTCATGAAAAACGTTTATCTTTCATGTGATTTTATGAAAAACATTTATTATTAACGTTCTTTAACATCAGGGGGTGCTTTGGCTTTGACAGCGTGAACGGGATATGACGCAAGCAAGTGGTAGTTGAATCGGACTACCTTAAAAAGGTTCAAAACAATAGAAGCAGAGGATATAATGTCCATTCCAACTTCCCTCACAAGGGGAAGAAGCGTTTTCGTTGAGAGTGCTGAACTCATCGCAGCGTAAGGAAGCAACAAACGGCAAAAAACTTCCCAAATCATTCAGGTCTTTTGAAATCTGGTTTTTGGAAGATACAGGAAGTAAAATAAAAGAATTGAATCAGATATGTTGACTGTTCTGAAAAACAGTATAAACTTGTAGAAAACGCATTGATCGCATGTTTGGACCGGGGTTCGACTCCCCGCACCTCCACTTAAACAATTGTAAATTAATTATTTATGAGTCTCGACATTAAAAAAATGATAAAACAAATGAGGGAATGGAGTCAGTCTGATGAAGGCAGGGCATTTTTCGAACAGCGAAAAGTTGAGCATGAAATCAGATTACAACGTTTCAAAAGATTTGAAAAATACCTTGAGACTCACGACTTTGATGAATTGATGTATCGATTGATACTCGAACACGACGACGAGTATCGTGAAAAATGCCGAGAAAAGGGATTCGAGGACTATCCGAACAACAAATTGCAGTTCGTCTTCGACTATGTTGTATACAACACAGAAAGACTTGATCCGACACCCAATGAAATTATTTCAGACTTCCCGGAGGAAGCATATGAGTTCAAAGGGTATTATTTCCAAATCATATTCGGGCAAGGGAGTTTCATCCGCATATTCAATAAAGAGGACAAAAAACTGCTATTGGCCGTTTAATCCGGCTCTGTGATGAAATTGGTAGTACATGCTGGTCTTAAAAACCAGTGGTCCGCAAGGATCGTGTCGGTTCAACTCCGATCAGAGCCACAAAAACAAAATCAAATGGAACTATCGTCTGAATTAAAAAAAGTGGTTCAAATCGAAATCCGGAAGGACTGTCGTGAGGAAGCAATAAGAATCCTTGAACTCGCCGATGAAAAAGACCGGGAGGATTTCCTCAAGTACCACCGACAGGATTTGGGAAACCTCTGTTGTTCAGTTCTTGACTATGCAAAGAAAAAATTGGTTGAAGAGGGTAAGATAGAACAAAAAGAAGGTGATTGTTTCGAAGACCCATATAAATGGTTGGAAGAAAATGGCGATAAGAAAGGGAAATAATGATTGTGGTTGCGGTAAACCTGTCAGGAATTCTGATAAAAAGAACGGCAAAGGAAAACCTCCGGTGAAAAAGACTGTGACTAAAAGAAAATAAGCATATGCCCATGTGATGGAACTGGTATACGTGTTCGTCTCAAAAGCGAAATTTTGTGGGTTCGAATCCCACCTTGGGCACAATTTGAAAACTTTCTCGTTATTGTAACGAATTACAATTTCCATCGTATTATCTTTGTATATGGCCATTATGATGGAAAAGGACAAGAAGGACTACAAATTCGAATATTACAAGCCTCCAAAGAACGAATTGACTTGGAGGGAAGCCTTGTTGATATACGGAATTATCATTGGCGGGAATGTTCTTATTATTATCATAATCATATTATCAGTAAAAAAATGGTGATTTCATTCTGTTCAGCGTATTTATGACAAACGGTTCACCATGAAAAAGATTACCGATATCATTAATGAAGAACTTGTCAAGTTGAATGAACTTGCAGGAGAAAAATATTATCAATGGACGGATAAATCCGGAAGGGGCGAAAAACCACTAAAACTCGCCAAATCAAATATTGCAAAAACCTGGGATTTGGACGAAGAAGATTGGTTTGGCAAGACATTGGGTGAATTTCTTGAGGAAAGTTACATCGGTGATGTTTGGGAGACCCGAACTGAAAAACTTGAATGCATTGGAATATATTAATCACATAAACACAACAAAATGAAGAAAATTACTGATGCCTTGTAGGTTGCTCACATGCTGCCACAAGGAAAATGTACAAAAATTTAGTTAAATCGACCACCAATCGTGGTGAGTTTAATCGTGCTTATAAAGCATATCTTGAATCAACAAAAGCAGAAATTCATTGCTCCCGCTGCCCATATCATCGTAATGAAAACGATGACAGAAAATATTACGGCGGATATCGCAGGATGAACGGTCATTTATCAATAAGTTTCCCTAATTGGAAACTCGTTTCGAAAAACCGCAAGCAATGGATGAAAAAACCAATGAAAATTATTACAGAGGTCAAACACGACCGTGAATACACTGAAATTAAATTTTAGTGTATTCCTTTTATGCCGCTATCGCTCCAAAGGTTAGGACGATTCTCTCATAAGGAATAGATCATGGTTCGACTCCATGTAGCGGTACAATTATTCCAGCATGTCTTTCTTCTTCTTGCCTTCCTTAATGTAATATTTGTCTTGTACATTTTGAACGGCCTGCGTTTGCATAGGGTTCAACTTGTTCAAGAACGGTTTGAAAAAGGAAATGAGTAGGGGATATCTCACCAAAATGTTTGCAATATCCTCACCCTCGAAATTATCTAAATGAAACCTGTATCTGTCGATCAACATTGGGTTGTTTAACAATTCATCGGCCATTTTCTTGCTTCTTTTCTTTGGATCGGCAGCAAAAAACTGAAATTTTTCATCCATATCGCTTGGTATGTTGAATGTCGGGTCGACCCTTTCCATGACTTCGAAAAGCCGTTGCCTGTTGTCTTTTTTCATGCTATTATACGATTATTCCTTCCACCCAATCACTATCGCCAGATTCTGCCACTTGTTTTACTCCTCCCTGACCAAATTGTAAGGTTTTAATCACTTTATCGTCAAGAAGTTTCCCAAGCAATTCATCGGAAAGCGGTATATAGGATATTCCACGGGCGAAACTTCTTTTAAGAGGTGCTTGAAGTACTTCAGCATTTTGCGTTTCAACGAACGTCACTTCGGCATTTCTATATCTTCCACGTTTTATCATATAGTCGAAGAATTTGTTCAGATATTCCATTTCCACGCTATTGGCAAACATACTCGGAGTTATTGTCATTATGTAATATTTCCCATCAAGATTAAGTATTATGGCGATCAAAATCCTTGCATTATTTTGTTTAGTCACATCCGACACCTCCATTTGATCTGTGTTTACTGGAGTTATTTTAAATCCAAGACCCATTGAATTGATCCTGTCTGCCTCCCATAAAAAATAACGTCCGTGTGGATTACCTTGACGTAATTGATCCTTATTAGAGAACAATTTGACATGTATCATTTCATGTGCCATCACATCCTTGAATATGCGATACGACATTCTGTAAAAATTAGACATGGCCAAGTGCTCAACTAATATCTCCTCGCTCACCCTGTTCCTTTTATATTTGACGTGACCCAATGCACGTTTCCTGGTGCTCCACACCATCGGTACTCTCGGCAACTTATTCTCAAAAAGTTGCACGTTTAATCTGTCGTATTCATGTTGTAAATCGATCTGTTTTGGATCGATGAATTCATCGTCACGATATTCAACATATTCATTAATGAACTTGCCGATTTCCTCATTTATTATTGTTTTCAACATGCCGCACAATGTTAAAAGTAAATTCTGCAGGTTTGAGTGTTGAAATCGAAATCAAGTCCCATGACGTACAACGATTTGTTGAGTGCAAGGACGACATTATCTTCCGTTTCAAATTTCCAATCAACCTCGGCGATGTTCTTAACAGTTTCTTGGACGACTTCATCGGATTGCCTGTCAAGGAATTGAAGTTTATATTGACCCTCGACTTTTTCACCGTGGACTGCGAAATTCTCGATGCCGTATCCGTTTACCCAAAAAACCACCTGCCATGTGACGGCGATGTTGCTCTCCGATATATCGGTGTCGTATTCGCTTGAAAATGATGCATAATTATAAAAACCGACCTTGGCACTGTTCACAGGTTGAATGAAATTGAAATTTTCGCCGCCAACAACAACAGTCCCGCTATTATAACTTCTTTGAATTTCCTCTTTTATGATATTTTTCAGATCATTGGCAACATTTCTCATGTGTTTATTGTCTTTATAAACAAATCTTTTGTTATGGTTGTCATAAAGTGCTTTGCCAGTTGCATCAATAATTTGAATAACTTCAAACGGTGAAGATATTTGTGTCGTTTGAACAACTTTTAGTGCGTCCTCCAATTCAAATTTTTGTACGTTTGGGTCTGAAAAGGGTTTATTTGTGTAATATACCGAATATGGATAACCAGGACCCCTGTATTCACCAACATACCCTTTCTCACCGTGTGAAACTTTTCTAATGACAACAGGATTTTCCATTAATCAACTATTTTTTTATAAATACTTGACAATCGTTTAAAATTGTAGTTGTTTTGTTATAATAATATCGTGTTGTTATGGGTAAACCAATTGTTGTCAATCTTTTTGCCGGTCCGGGAACAGGTAAAAGCACGTCATGTGCACAGATATTTGCAGAATTAAAGCACCAAGGTATTAATTGTGAAATGGTGCGTGAATTTGCCAAAGACAAAGTATGGGAGAATTCTCTTGACGTCCTCAATGATCAGATTTATATTTTCGGCAAACAACAGCACAGAATGAAAATATTGATTGGACAAGTTGATGTAATTATCACAGATTCCCCGCTTTTATTATCAATCATTTATGATAAATCAGACAATCAAAATTTTAAAAATTTGGTTGTTGATACACATAATGAATTCAAAAACATTAATATCTTTCTCGTGAGAGAAAAACCATATAATCCGAAAGGTAGGGTTCAAAACGAAGAAAAGGCTAAACTTTTAGATGTTAAAATTAAATCATTACTGACTGAATTAAACATTCCATACCTCTGTATAAAAAGCAACCGGGAGAGCATTTTTGATTTAAGCAAAACGATGCTAACGTCTTTAAAAAAAAATGTGGTATGAACGTCGTCAAACAAGAATATTGTAGTGCAAAATCTTGTATAAAACAAATCCCGGCAGGATTCGGGATTGTTAGTAAGTATTTCGGATGGAAACCAAACACGGTTAATTTCGACATTGGCGGTGGAAAGTATGACTTAATGACCGAGAAATTGAAAGAGAAGGGTGTGACAAATTTGGTCTACGATCCATACAACAGAAGCCAAATTCACAATATTGTTGTCACAAATAATGTTATTTTCAATAACGGTGTTAATACTGTGACAATATTCAACGTTCTTAATGTAATCATGGAAAAGGAAATCCAATTGAAAGTGATTAAAATGGCATATAACGCACTCAAAACCGGGGGAATGCTCTTTGTCAGGTCAACCTATATGAACCCCGCTAAAGCCTCCGGATTAACAAAATCGGGCACTTTTCAGCACTATCTAACACAAATTGATTATTTGAAAATTGTTCGGCAGATTTTTCCACATGCAGAACTGAAACACGGAATCATATTTGCAACAAAATGAACGTTTTATCCCTTTTTGATGGCATATCTTGTGGACGTTTGGCGTTGGAACGGGCGGGGGTAAAGTATGATAACTACTATTCCTCTGAAATTGACTATTATGCCATTAAAATTGCACAAAAGAACTACCCAAACACAATCCAATTGGGAGATGTTTGTAACATAAGACTCGTTGATTTACCCGAAATTGATCTTCTTATCGGTGGTAGTCCGTGTCAAGGATTCAGTATAGCCGGAAGCAAATTGAATTTTACCGATCATCGAAGTGTACTTTTCTTTGAATTCGTTCGGTTGATGAAAGTGAAACCCAAGCATTTTCTTCTTGAAAACGTGAAAATGAAGAAAGAATGGAGAGACATTATCAGCGAATATCTTGAAGTCGAACCGATTGAAATTAATTCGAATCTTGCATCGGCTCAAAACAGGAAAAGACTTTATTGGACAAATATACCGGGTATCACACAACCCGTGGACAAAAAGATATTTTTAAAGGATGTTTTGGAAAAAAATATCGGAGACGTTGAATTCGAGATACCCACCGAAATTGTGAATAAATGTGATATTGAAAGATTCCGCAATACAGGCGTCTCCCAAGTTATGTTCACCGAAAGACGGACGGAAGAAGCCAAAAGGATAAGACGAGAGTATCAACAATTATATAAAAGGGATTTCTGCCCCCGAAGGGCGAAAGAACTCATTCCACGGACTGATAATAAAAGTAACTGTTTGACGACTTCATTGACTAAAGAACACATTTTACTCGATGAATCACAAAATTTCAGATATCTTACCCCACTTGAGTGTGAGCGTCTTCAAACACTACCCGACAATTACACAGAACTTGAAGGAATCTCAAACAACCAACGATACAAAATGATCGGCAACGGTTGGACTGTGGATGTAATCGCACACATCTTATCGTTTATATAACAATATCATCCACCGAAGATCAATTTAACCTTCTCCTCAATTTCTTCGGGAGTGAAATTGGAAATCGATTCTGCTTTTGTGGTTATAATGTGCTCGTTCTTCAATAAGACACGAATTTCACCTTCTTTGACATCACCTTCAATAAAGACTCCAGATTCCGTTCCCTTGAATCTTTTTAAATCACCACCGTCGGGAATATTGGTAAAATCAAGATAATAGCAACCCTTTTTGAATTCCAGCACGGTTGATTTCTCTTTTTCAACGAAAAGCCTTTGTTTTATCAATTTCTTTTCTTTCTCCTTGTTCCAAAAACCAGGATCGACCCTTTGTATCGCTTTCAGCAATAATACTGAACCATGTGTGAAATTGGTCATAATTTAAAGATTTTAACATAAATACAAAATTATTTAGATTTTTTTGTAACTTTTATTTGTTAGTCTCGTATTTATTCGTACATTTGCATCACGATTTTTGATAAACTAAGTAAAAACAATATAATGTTTGCATTCGGAACATATTATTACACCAAGAAATCTTATAAAAAGCAATTTATAGGAATCGGGAATAATATGTCCACATGCGAAAGATAAGCAATGATCTTTGCATTATGCACTGAAAACCCGGTTCGAAAGACCGGGTTTTTTTGTTTTATGTTGATCTCGTAGCAAAGTTGGTTTAGCCTCGGACTTTTAATCCGAAGACGTGGGTTCGAGTCCCACCGGGATCACAGCGATGGAGACATTTGGAACTTTTGTAGAACAGCCGCACAAATGCGTGGAAGCGTAAAAGTTCAATAAGGAAGTGTTGGGTGCTGGAATACCCAAGAGTCTGTAAAACTCCCGCTTCGGCATGTAGGTTCGAGTCCTACCACTTCCACTAACTGAAACCGTGTGAACCGGAGTTTCTGTTAACCCGTTCAATTAGA